TTCTGACGGAACTGGATTGGGTGATCACTCAATCGAAGGATATCCCGGCGATATACCGTTTGATAAAATTTCTAATACTACTACAGATACTCGGGCTGTATGGATGGAAAAAGTGTATAACCATGCAGAATTTAATCAAGTGCGTATAATGGGCAGAACATTAGCATGGCCCAATTTACTATCAAATAAACTAAATGCCACACTAGTAAATGGATCGTATCCCGGATCTACTCTAACGTCTATGTTTATTAGAATGATACATGATTTACAATCATTTACTCCTAAGTCAGTGTTTATTAGTTTACCAAATATGTATAGAATACCGCTAGTGCTTAAAGATGAATTAACATTAGAACGGATGTTGTTGAGTATAACACCTTCAAGTCTTGGGCTATACACTGATAATCAACAACAACTAGCAAAACATTATTGGCAAGAGTACGATGACGAAGCATGTTTAATTTTTTATCTTAAAGATCTTATTGCTATTAGTGTATATTCAACATTAGTCACAGGAAAATCTCCGGTATTGATTGATTCTATTTTTTTAGATGATATCAGTAAAGTTTATAAAAATTGTAAATTGCCTATTACGCAAGAACTTTGGGATGCAAGCGGAATAGCGTCTACTATACAAATGAAAACTATAATAGACACAACTGATGTGTACGTTGCAGATGGACACTTTGGACACAACATACATCAAAAATTTGCAGAGTATCTATATGCAAAAACGTAACGTTTATCTTGTTCAAGTAGCAGTAGACTTTGGACACCAAAATGCGTCATGGTTGCCTTATTCTGTTGGATGCATTTGGAGTTATGCTAATCAATTTGACGATATTAAAAATAATTTTATCTTACAAGACATATTTTTTAAAAGACAGTCGCATCAAGAAGTATTAGAAACAATCGTAGATCCCTGCGTAGTGGCATTTAGTTGCTATGTCTGGAATTCACAATATAGTTTAACTCTAGCAGAAAAGATTAAAGCTAAATGGCCTAACTGTACTATAGTTATGGGTGGCCCTAATGCTCATGCAGGATGGACCAAATATAAGTTTATTGATACTATTGTTTTAGCAGAAGGTGAAACAACTTTTACGAAAATATTACTAACCTTGGTTAACAAACAACTCCCTGAGTTATTTTATAAAGAACGACTAACTAATTTAGATGTGCCTAGTCCGTATACCACTGGAGTGTTTGATAAGATTATTAACCAGAATCCAAATCTAAGTTGGTATATGATTATGGAAAGCACTAGAGGTTGCCCCTACCAATGTACGTTCTGTGACTGGGGTGGAGGCACATACTCTAAGATCAGAAAATTTAATACAGATAAAATAGATCTAGAAATTGAATGGGCTGTTAATCATAAAGTAGTTGTGTTGCTAGTACCAGATGCAAACTTTGGGATATTTAAAGCACGTGATTTAGAAATAGCAAAAAAACTGCGTAAGGCAGCTGAAGACCCTAAAAGTATCATTCAACAGATACAATTTACCTATGCTAAAAATACTAACGATATTTGTTTTGAAATAGAAAAATTACTAGGCGACTATTCTATTGGTCTCACTATAAGTGTGCAAACTATGGATCCAACGGCATTAGCAACTGTTAAACGTACTATAATGAAAATGAATGATTTAGAGTATGTCTTTAGTCTTGCTAACAAACATAATGTAAGAACCTACACTGAACTTATATTAGGACTCCCTGGAGAAACTAAAGATAGTTTTAAAACAGGAATTACTAAGTTACTTGAATTAGGACAGCATACACAGATCTATGTATGGCTAGCAACTGTATTGCCTAACTCTGAAATGGGGAATCCTGCCTATATGCAGAAGTACGGGATTAAAACTAAATCTGTTAAGGTATACGAAGACCATGACAGTGTTGAGTTAACTGAGTTTGTTGTAGGAACAGATACTATGTCGTTTGAAGATCTAATTGAAAGTTATATGTATGCATGGGTCGTACAAAATTTTCATCATGCAGGGTTTTCAGAAATATTAGCTAAGTACTGTAGAAATGTTGAGAATATTAGTTATAGACAGTTTTATGATAACTTATCCAATTACTTGCAAACCGATACGCTAATAGGACCAACTATGTCTAAGTTTAAAGAATCAGTAGTGACATATCTTACGCAAGGTGAAAAATCTGGAGATAATGAAACTAGATTCCTAATTACTTTAGACTGCGACTTTCCAGACTACTATAAATTTAAAGATAAGTTTATTCAGTGTGCAACCAATGCTACCAGTATGCTGACTAAAGTTCCGTTGGATATTATTAAGTTACAGAGTGTTTATAATTTTGATACGGCATATACATATCCAATTGAAGAAAAATTGTCATTCAACATTATTGACTGGGTTGAAGAACCGGTAACGTACACTATAAATAGAATCAACCCACCTAAAGGATCCAATCAAGACTTCTACGACCTTGCATTGCAAAAACATCTATATAAACATACTATTGAAATAAAATGAAGATCCAACTAATTAAAAAATCTAACGCTTTTCAACAAAAGTACATAGATCAATTACACCTACATATTAAAGGTACGCTGTTAGATCCTACAGTATCGTTATGCCATCATTGCCATAAGCATATCCCAGCATGGCGATATCATAACGATAATAAAGTGTTTATTGCTAAATGCTGTCCGGAGCACGGCATTAGTGATCATCAAATAGAATCTGATTACGAGTTCTATGCTAATTTGTACTACACTCAAAGTAATCCTCAGTTTAACTTTAATGGGGGTGTGTTAATTGAAGGTAGCGATCGATGCAACTTAGAATGTCCGCATTGCTACCATTTGCCTGATAACAAAATTAAAGATCCAGATATAAATGATTTATTAAATCAGATTCAGTCAATGAAGATAGGTGAAGATGCAATACACAAAATAATCTTAGCAGGTGCTGAATCAACATTGCGTCCGGACTTTTGCGAACTAATAACAGCCATCAAAGAACTAGACCCGTGCTTAGATGTTACTGTGATGACTAACGGCATACGCTTTGCAGATATAGACTTTGTAAAACGTGCTAAAGCCGCTGGACTATCAAGTGTTAATGTAGGATTAAATCATAAAGATTATATTGATCACGAAACAATTAGACGCAAGCAGATTACAGCTATTAAGAACTTGCACGAAGAACAAATATATGTAACTTACATTTCATACACAATGATAGATCAATCTGAACTAGATGAAATCTTAACAGAAATTACAAGTAGCTTTTGGCAACCAAAGAATTTTAGAATTAGACACGGTGCTGAAATAGGTCGTAACGCTAGTAAAATTAAACCTTTCGTTAGTGACTTGTATAAGGCTGTAGAAGAATGGTGTGTTAGCAATAATAAACCATTTGAGCGTATTGTAGAAGCAGACAATAACATCTACCACGTTATGGTTAAAATTGAAGATAAGATACTTAGATTAATTAGTTGGTGTGATGAAGAAAATATTGATATGGAGGAATTGCGCTCAGGGCCTTGGTGCAATTTTGTAGCCGATGGAATCACGAATTTTTTACATCAAATAATTCGAAGAGACATTTGGAAGAACAACGGAATAATTTTACCAGACACGCCGCCTGACAGATATAAATTTAATCGTATACCAGACGATTCTAAACTGGACCTACTTTCCCTATAATCATATATCGAGTATACAACTGAGTTTCCATTTCTCCACCCCATAGAAAATGTAACCCGCACGTATTTTTGAACTCGTCAAACGACTTGTGCCAGCGTACATGTTCCGGAATGTCATAGTTGTTGCTTTGCAGTATAACTAATGTGTTGAATGCTAATCCGCTTAACCACAAGTCGTATTGGTCTTGTGTAATATGTTCACAGCTAGTATTAATCACAACATCAGCATCGCTTCGAATTTCGCACATGTCTGCGGTGACTGCACGAAATTTTCCAACCATCTCTTCTTTTTTATTCATCATGTTGGCAATTGATTCACAACCGGGATCTATATCTATACTACGGATACTAGTAACAGGTATATCGCTTTGGAACAACATACTTGCTAAGACGCCGTTCCATCCACCGTGAATATCTATAGTAACAAATTTTTTAACATGTTTGCGTAATTCAATACATAGCCATTCTTTACTTTTCATCTGGCCAGACCAAAAGCTATCTAGTGTCCTCATAGGATCTGGACTTTGCCTGACTGCCTGCATCCAGTAATGGAAATGTTCTAAATTAATTTGCATTTTGGTATCTTGCTGTCTGCCGAGCTAACACAGCTAGGAGTAATACAGCAAGCAGGTTCCTTAAATAATTCAAAGCTATCAAGTGTGCCCAATGGAACGTCGTGGCAACTATAACTACGTTTAACTTCATTACCTCTTATTATAACACTTTGGTAGCCAGCATTACAAGTCCAATTAGTAAATTTATTAAAACCAAAAGCATTAAATCGTTCTGCTTGGTCAAACAAATGTTCTGTGCCATCTGCTTCATATAATGCTATTTGATATATGTCTTCACCGTTGGCACGTTGCGGAAATCCTTCACGCATCTTGTGTATCATATCTTCAGTATAACCATCAACAACCGCACTCGCTGTAGGATCACTTTGTGGCTTTAGTGTAACATTAATTCCACGCTTATGGAAACGTTCCATTCGAGCGTACAATTCGTCAAACTTCTCCGGTACCATGACTTGATTTATTGTAACGTGTACCAGTTCGTACATCAATTGTAAACACTTGTCGCCAAACTCTTGCTCCTTGGCAAACTCATCGTGGAATGATGCTGTGATACTACGGCGCTGTAATAAGGCAGTATTGGCACACCAAGTGTTCCACCATTTGCTACCCGGACTTAGGTTAGTGGTCATGTGGATGCTTTGGTAAGGGCTTTCGATTTCGTCCAAGTGTTTTACTAAATCCGGAAACTGTTTGTAAGCAGTGGGCTCGCCGCCGCTGAAGCTCCAGTGAAATTCAGTAAATCCGTTGGCTCGTGCTTGACGCTTGATCTCGTCTACTGTGGCTTTATACACTTCAAGCGGTTGGTGATCCAAAACATCACTGCGGGCATACGGCCAACAGTAACTACAATTATAATTACAGAATCTACCCAAAATCCAACTGGTAGAAAATAATGGTTTGGCAAGCATTGTGCGTTGCCCAAACCGTACAATATTTTGGAAAGGAATGGTTGAAAAGCTCATTGACAGTATTTACAAATAAGTATATAATACACTGGTAGACGTGAGTGGAACTTGGTATACCTCCTCCTAGTAGCTTCGGCGAACGGAGGGAACTGGGCTAGCCCATTGGGTGCCTTTGTAGGTTCGAATCCTACCGTCTACACCATTTTATTAACACACAGAGGCAAATATGAAAAAGGTAAATTTAATACAGATAGTAGGCACAGTCTTAGTCGCTACACTTTGCGTTCTTGGCAGTAAATATATCAGACACAATGATAACCCTAGTGTTGAGATTAATCAAGGTGGTTTTAATTATAGAGATCCGGATTCAACTTTTGATGCTACTAAACTTAACACTAACCAAACTCAAATTACTTGGAGAGTTGTGCCCGATGTCCAAAAGGCTTGTGAAGCTGAAAGTCGTAATTTGGGTAATAAAGGATTTGGTTATATGGTACAGGCATGTAGCTTTTGGGCGCAAACTACTTGCACTATCATAACTGGCAAGAACGCTACCATGCATCAGTTAGGTCACGAAACACTGCATTGTTTTAAAGGTAACTTCCATTGAAATACGATTTAGTTGAAGACATTTATCGAGACGACGAAGTCTTAAACAAGATTCGATCTCGTGAAGACTATGCCCAAAACTTATATGCCGCATGGTGTAATATGCAATGGTGTAAGAAAGAACTGTGGCCTGCTATTAGACAAGATCCAAATAAAGATTTGTGGTCAGCTAGTTGGCGTGGCGCCGGTGGCATTATTGCAGAGTTTCGCCGTGAGGGCGATTATATGGATTGGTACTGCTCTGGTATGGGTGGCGTTGCTACATACGATTTAGAAGAAGGCGAAGCATACATGGCTAAAATGAAGTACGTTCCAGAAGGAACTATTACAGACGAGATAGCCACAGATCTTGACAGACTAGGTTGGTTTCCTGTACCATGGGAAGATGACGGAATTTAAAGTAAATACACTATGACAAAAACAACTTACAAAGTAGAAGAACTTTTTGAAGACATTGAAGGCGACCCTGACAATGTTATTTTTAAAATTCCACCAGAAATATGTGAAGTACAGGGCTGGAAAGAAGGCGACACAATTAACATTAAAGTAGAAGACGGTGCTATGGTACTGTCCAAGGTAAATGGCTAAAGACGATATTATTGAATTAGTGGGAACAGTTGAAGAAGTATTACCTGGAAACATGTTCAGGGTTAAGGTAGATCAAGCACCAAAACCAATTTTGTGCTACATGGGTGGTAAACTAAAACAACACAAAATTAGGATAATTTTAGGTGATAAGGTTAAATTAGAAATTAGTCCGTACGACCTTACCAAGGGCAGAGTAACTTATAGGCTGTAACTATGAATTCAATAATGGAAACTATATGTTTAATTTGTACTCGAGTTAGACACAAGACTAAACAAGATACTAGTTTTCCAAAGTTATTAGTAGAGTTGCGCCGCGGATTCAAACGAGCAGGAT